AAAGCAAAAGCTTATGAAGAACAAAAAGAAATGCGACAGGAACTAATTAAATGGATTAATTCTTGCGACAAGTTTCAAATGTTAGAACTTTATAGTGAAATGAGAAGAATGAAAAGGAGTGCCCTGTAATGCCAAATAAACATTTTTGCCAAGGACCTAATTGCCATACACATGTTACTAATGATAGGTTTTTAAAATCTCGTGGAGTGATTAGAGGTAGGTATGCATATACTGACATGAATAAAGAACATGGAAACCATTATTATTTTAACAACTCAGATAAATACTTTTGTAGTCAATCATGTAAATTGCAATGGTTAGCTGAGAACATGGAAAACATTGAACATGGTCGACCGATTGAGTTCATCAGACATAGACGAGAAAGCCAAGGATATGCCAAGGTCAAGAACGAAGATCGTTGGGGTGGAGAATATCGTATTGAAAGGGTTGACAACGGACAGATTGTAGAGTAGGATAATCCTATAACAAATAGAAAGGAATATTATGAAAAAAACAATTAAAGCAGAGTACTTACCAGGTGGCGCGAAGCGTGAGCAGTTACTGGACCAGGTGCCAGATTATCTGAGAACACCAGGAATACAATCCGACAAGCATATGTTTTGTTTGGAAGTATTAAAGTTAACTGAGACGGAATACTTGGAAGCTTTGAACAAAGCAACCAACGGTGGAGTAGTGAGGTCAGCATGGAACTAGAACGAACAGAACAACGTAAGAATAGATTTAATGGCGAGTCTTACATGCTTACAAAAGAAGAAGCTATCAAGCATGATAGAATCTTTATTAATGAGTTAGGTGCAACAATAGAAGATAAGGAAGCAGGCATCGACGGTACGTCAAAGCTTTGGAATAAAGTACGTGCCGATATCAATTGGTTCAGACAACATAATGCTGAAGCATATATGGTGTTATTAGATTAACGCCAACCTTTCTACCTTTGGCCCTTGGTTGTAGTTACCAGGGGCGAGGGGTCCCTATCCATTTGGTTTCTCAAACACTTTTTTAATATATCAATCCCTTATATACATAAAGGGGTCCCACTACTTTAGGTTGTAAAGCTTGATTTAGACATTTATAGATGGTATTTTCATTTTACATCTGAAATAAGATGCTAAAAAAATTATAAGAAATTTTTTTCAAATGAAAATAGATATAAACGACCCTAAAAAGATATTAGATATCGCTGCTAAACTACCACCTGATGTAGCAAAAGAGTTTACTAAAACATACTTTCAGATTCAAGAACTGGATAAAAAAGGAAATATTCAACACGACTTTATGGGTTTTGTTAAACATGTTTGGCCTGACTTTATTGAAGGTAAACATCACAAACAAATCGCTGATAAATTTAATGACATTGCTACAGGTAAAATTAAAAGATTAATTATTAACATGCCACCTAGACACACGAAGTCTGAATTTGGTTCTTACCTTTTACCCGCCTGGATGGTAGGTCGTAATCCTAAATTAAAAATTATTCAATCAACTAACACAACAGAATTATCTGTAAGGTTTGGACGTAAAGCAAAACAACTTATGGATGACCCTCTGTATAAAGAAGTGTTTGATACAAGACTAAGAGAAGACTCGCAAGCTGCTGGTAAGTGGGAGACAGAACAAGGTGGTGAATATTATGCTGCCGGTGTTGGATCAGCAATCACAGGTCGTGGTGCTGACCTTCTAATTATTGATGACCCACACACCGAGCAAGACGCATTAAACTCACAAGCCTTAGATAGAACTTACGAGTGGTATACTTCTGGTCCACGTCAACGTCTCCAACCTGGAGGATCGATTGTTGTTATTATGACAAGATGGAATCAAAAAGATTTGACCGGTAGATTATTATCAGCTCAGTCAGAAGCAAAAGCTGACAAATGGGAAGTAGTAGAGTTTCCAGCTATCATGCCATCAGGTAAACCTGTTTGGCCTGAGTATTGGAAGATAGAAGATTTAGAATCTGTTAAGGCTAGTATCCCTTTAACAAAATGGAATGCACAGTATATGCAAGACCCAACATCTGAAGAAGGTGCAATCATCAAAAGAGAATGGTGGCAAGATTGGGAGAAAGATTACATGCCTCGTTTAGACCATGTCATACAATCTTATGATACAGCGTTTATGAAAAAAGAAACTGCAGACTATAGTGCTATTACTACTTGGGGTGTATTCAGGCCAAAAGAAGATGGACCACAATGTATTATGTTATTAGATGCTGTCAAAGACAGATTCGAGTTCCCCGAACTTCGTCGCGTGGCTCTAGAACAATATAGATATTGGGAGCCTGAAACAGTTATTGTTGAAGCTAAAGCAACTGGATTGCCATTAACTTACGAATTAAGAAACATGGGGATACCTGTAATTAACTTCTCTCCATCAAAAGGCCAGGATAAACATACCCGTGTAAACTCGGTTGCACCTTTATTTGAATCTGCTATGATATATGCTCCAAAGAAAAAGGAGTTTGCGCAGGAGGTCATCGAAGAGTGTGCAGCTTTTCCTTTTGGCGATCATGACGATCTTGTGGACTCGATGACACAAGCTATTATGCGTTTTAGGCAGGGAGGTTTTTTATTACACCCCGAAGATTATGAAGAAGAGGAACAACCTAAAAGGAAATTTGAGTATTACTGGTAAATATGAGCAAATTATTACAAGCAATCATAAATCTAACGAGAGCAGGAGGACTTAAAAGTATTGAACAAGTCTATAAACTTGCGAAAAGAGAACTAGGTGACAAGTTTAACGCAGCCAAAAAACAAATTGATGATGCCTTTAAACAAGGAAAAGAACAAAAAAAATTAGACGACAGAACTAAAGACTTAAAAAAAACAGATGAACAAGGCATTAAGAGTCTTGAGTCAGACATAAAGTCTATTGAACAATCAACTGAAAAATTAAAAAAGATATCAGAAAAAAATAAAGCTGATATAGATGATGTTTTTGCACTTAAATCAGACCCTGTAAAAACTAACACTCCAGTACAGAAAAAACTAACCAAAGCGGTAGAAGAAGTTAGACAACAAATGAAAGAAATTGGATCACTTTCTGATGCTGACATGCAAAAAAAGCAAATAGAAAATGCTTTAAAATTACTTAGAGATAAAAGAATATATGAAATGGGCAGTGGACTAGAGGGTGATGTTAGAACTGCTCTTAGACAATTTTTAAAAAAAGAACTTGATGAAGGTAGATTAGATATACCTGATGCAAGAGAAAAAGATGCTATTGAAAAAAGTTATCAGGGTGGAGTTGATCCAATAGATGTATTTAGAAAAGCATATGGTGAGGATGCTTTAATTGCTGTCGACGATATTTTTGAACAGTATGGTAATAGACTTACAGGACCTACTTATAGAGACATTGAAGAAAATTTTAGAAAGCTATTTAAAATGAACAGAGGTTTTTATGACATGGCAGAACTACCTGTTCCAAAAGAAACATATGGTTTTGATGAAGGTGTAAGAAGTATTGATACTGTAGAAGAAGACTTAATAAAACAATATCAACAATTAGACGAACTAGATAAATTTGAATTACCTAAAGATAGAAAATCAAATTCAATGGGTGGTATAAATAGAATTAATTTTGCAGATGGTCCTAAAGACCCTAAGAAAAAAGCATTAATAAATACAATTAAAAAAATACCTAAAGTAGGTAAAATTGTTGGAGGTGCAGTAGAGATTATAAATTATGTAAAAACACTAGACCCAATAGAAGCTATGAAAGAAGTAAACAAAGTCATAACTAGAAAAGGTAAATATAAAAATGTATCCGAAGAAGATTCTCAAAAAATATTTGAAGACACACAAGATCATATTTTTGAAAGAGAATATAAACCAACAGAATTTGAGATTGATGACGATTTTATAGACGCTGAAGAAATAGAATCAGCTAAACAATTGGCACCTAAAATGGTAGAGAGATTACAACTAAAAGCAAAGTATCCTGGTATTGATGACGACCTTGTAGATAAAATTTTAATAGATGATAACCCGCAAAGAAAAGCAGAAGTGTTAGCAACACTTGATGAAGCTTTTAGGATGATGGAAAAAGGCAAAGGTACTGATGAGATTATAGATACATTTAAAAATCAAAACAGAACTAAACAAGCGTCCGGCACAGGCCCTGAAGGTTTATCTCAAATAACAGATTTGTATGAAAAAATAAGAATTAACAATGTTCAAAAACAAAAAGATAAAGAAGACAATAAACAAATGCGATTTAGAAAACTTCTTGCGTCAAATAAATTTCCAGAACTAAATACTTTTTTAGAAGCAGAACTAAACGAAGATGATGAAAAAGTAGAACTAGATGTTAGAACAAATTTTGCAGTGGGTAGTTCACCATTTACACCAGAACAAATAGCTCAAAGAAAACAACAATCATACTTAGACTACCTTGCAAGACAAGGAGTTGGCCAGTCTGGAACTACAACAGGTCCAGCACCTACTTTTAATCCATTCACTGGCACAAGCACCACGCCGCCCGCTTCGGGAGGCTCGCAGCCAGGAACTGGAAGTCCAGGAACTGGAGGTGGCGGTGGTGGAACTAGACCACCAAATACAGGAACAGGTGGTGGAGGAAATACAAATACAGGCCCAGGTAATCCTTTTTATGGTCAAGGTAATACCGGAGGAGGAACAGGAGGTTCATCAGGAGGATCGAGCGGCGGGACTGGAGGAACGAGCGGCGGGGGTAATCTTTACACCGGTGCAAATAATCGTCCTCCAAGTATGGGAACTAATACAGGAGGTTCAACACCTGGCTCGGGAGGTTCAACACCTGGCTCAGGTGGTTCAGGATTAACTCCAAACACAGGAGACACAGACCACGGTGGAGGATATAACACCGGCGGTGGATCTATTGTAGGAGGAAGTCCAGGAGGAGCAACAGGTTCACAGGCTATTGAAGCTTATAAAAATTATTTGAAAAATCAATCAGGTGGCTCACCTGTAAGTTTTGATACTTTTAGAAGAGGTACACCTTACGCAGGTCAATTAACTTTTACTACAGATAATTATGATGAATTACAAAATATAAAAAACGCAGTTTCAGGAGGTTTTAACAGTGATGGTACATATGATAGAACCATGGTAAATAATTTATTTCCTGATACTGGAGATTTAGGAAGTGAAGCAGCTAACGATGCAGCATATAGAGGTGACCCTAATTCTCACCCAGACTATTTAGCTTTTAAACAAATGTCTAGTAAAGAACAAAGAGCATTACTAGATCCATTTATGGATAGAGCACGTAAACACGTAGAACAAAATTTACCACCAAGTCAAAGAAATTTTGAAAACGTAAAAAGTTTTGCACAAGAATACTACAGAGATTCTTTAATGGGAGCTGATGCTAATGATGGTTTTGATGATGGATTAAAAAAATCAACCTATGATGAAGAAGCTGAAGATGATTATTTTGGTGATATAAATAGTAAGGGTCGAATAAGAGATTTCGATGGAGTAGACCGACGTATGGTTACTCTTGAAGAATACCAAAATGCAAAAGAAGCATATGGACAAGCTTTAGCATCTGGAGAATATAAACAGGTGCATGAAAGAGGAAGTACATCTGATATAAGGAACTTTGAAAGACAAAAATATGGAGCTCCTTTAATACTTACAAGTGAAACGGAAATAAATAGATATAATAGAGCACGAGATTTAAAAGCGCCAAGAAGCGATGGAAAATATGCTGATCAAGTAAACAAACTTCAACCTATGCCAAAAGATGTAGGTGGTGGTCTTAAAAAATTCGCTGGAAAAATTTATAACGCAGCAGGTCAGGTAGTTGATACAGCCGGAAGAATACTTGATAGCAGACCAGGACAATTAGCACTCACGATAGCTAAATATAAATCGGGTGTACCGATTTTAGAGAACTTGAGCAAACTTAAAACTGTTGTTGATACTGTAAATAAAGGTAGAGATACGATTGGTTCAATTAGAGATGCGTATGATGATGCAATAGATGATAGTCTATATAACGTACCAGGTTACACAGGAAACATCGATTTAAGAGAAGAAAATAAAACAGGCGGTAGAGTAGGAAAAGCAGTAGGTGGGTCACTTGATTTAGAAGCTAGAAAAAAACAATCACAAGCAGATTTCTTAGCAAGACAACCAGGTGCGCAACCTCCGCAGCCACAACCGCCAACAGCTAAGCCTGCGCAACCTTTTGCTCCACAACAACCCGCAGTTAATCCTCAACCACCCGCAGTTAATCCTCAACAACCCGCAGTTAATCCTCAACCACCAACTCAAGCTCCAGTTCCTTTTGATATGTCTAAATATCAGGGTGGTACATTTTCAGGTGGTATAGAAGATTCAAGAAATATTGCTCTTAACAGTTTAGCGAGACTAGGAGTTGATACTAGTAAATATTCTAAAACGACAGCAACAGATACAAGCGGACCAAAGTTTAAAGGTCTTTCACTAAATGAAATTTTCGCAATGGATTTAAATACAGCTAAAGACAAGCTTGGATTTGATCCAGCTGATCCCGATGCTAGTCCCGAGTTTGAAGAATTTTTAAGAGTTAATGATCCAGGTCCTATGGCAATAGGTCCAGGTGGCCCTCCAGGAATGAAAACTGAATTTACGAATCAAGATGAACTTGCACAAATTTTAAACAGAGCGATTCCAAACTTTATGGAATATGCTCAGGAACTTGGTGAAAACTATACTCTAGATGAAATGTTAGCGATGAGTGATGACGAGCTTGCAATGATAGAGGATAGATATGATAAGAAAATGGGCTATGGTAAATATAGAACATCATATGTTCCTAACACAGGAAGCAGAGATAAATCACAAGCACAAGAAACCATGGAGCAGTATAAAGATATTCAAAGACAAGGAACAGGAATTGGTTTAGGTTCTCAGTACGCAAAAGGTGGAAGAGTAAACTTTAAATATGGAAGTGATCGTTATGGACAATCTAAAAAAGTTATGAGCGCTATGAATGTAGATTATAATGATCCATTTAAAAAATTAATGAGTAATGATTCAGGTAGATTTATAAAATCTACTTCAAGTTTAGCAAGGTATGCTAAAAATTTAAACAAATTAAAAAATAGTAAACAAGCAAAAGCTGCACTAAGAAAAAATCTTTTAGTTAAAAATGAAAAAGCTAGAAAAGACGCTTTGAAAAGATTATCTCTATTACAGAAAATGTATGCTGGTGGTAAGAAAAGTGTATAAGCCAAGTCCAAGTCATCAGAAATTTATAGATATTCTTACAGAGAAAGACAGGCCTAAAAAGGTTGCAAATCTTATGGACGATTATTTAGGTGATCAAAAAGAATATCAAAAAGCAGTGGACGATGGATTTCAAGGAACTTACGAAGAGTTTCTAAGAATGAAATCTATGAGAGAGAACGCAGCTTATGGCGGACGTATGGGGTTTTATGCAGGAGGAGTTGTTCGTTTAGCAAAACTTTTATCTGATCAAGGAAAAACTTTAAATGAAATATTAAAAGAAATAAGTATAAAATTTAAAGAACTTGGAGGAGGTAGAAATGGTAAACCAAATTCTCAAGAGGGAGTTACAAATATATTAAAAAAAGAATTGGGAGAAAAAGTATATAAAGAAAGATATGCTCCAGGAACCGGATTATATTCAAAACAAAAAAGATATGACGAAAATGTAATAGAAAAATTTAAAGAATTAAGACGTACTAAAACAGAAACAGATATAGAAAAATTATTGGGTTTGAGTCCATCATATCAATCAAAATTAGCAAAAGACCTAGGTCTTGAAAAAAAATCAGGATCTCTTTTAAGGTCTGAAAAATTTAAAGATGCAAAAAATGTAGAGACTGAAATAGATAATTTAATAGATTTTAAAAAAGGTAGAAATGAAAATCTAGAAAAAATTTTTAAAGAAGTGAAAGACAAACAATTTTTAGTTGGAAAAAACAGATTTGGAAAACCTACAAAAGTTCAAGTTCAAAAATATATTTCTCAAAAAATAATGGATAAAAATCAATTGTCTGTTAATGGCTATAAACAAGAAATAAAGAAAATGATAAAAGACAGAAGTTATGTACCACAAGGTTTGGATCCTTTAGGTATTAAAACAGAGAAACTAACTAATTATGCCATACCTAATTATTTAAAAGCCAAAGAAGAATTAACAAAAGAAATACCCGGATTAAAAGCAAGAATGAAAACTAATGTTGATTTTAGAAAAAAATTAAAACGAAAAGAAAAAGAAAAAATAGATCCAGTTTTAAAAATCGTAAGACTAGCAAGTAAAGCCAGAACAAAACAAACAGGAAGATTAGTTAAGTTAGCAAAAGCAGGTAAACTTTCAGATAGAGAAGAAGTTATAAATTGGACACAAACTGCTATTCAAAAAGTTTCTAATGATGAAATTAAAAAAAATCCTATTAAAATTTTAGATTATTTAAAAGCTAATCCAGATAAATTAAAAATGTTAGGAACTAGAGTAGATCCAGCTACAGGAGATATTTATTATGAGAACCCTAATTTAAGTTTTTTAAATGACAATCCAAAAGATACATCAAGATTTTTTGAAATGGACCACAATAGACAAATATCTAAGGGAGATTTTTTATTAGATGTACCAGAAAATAGAGCGTCAGTTCCAAGACTTTTAAACTCAGGTTTTAAAATAGACGCTGAAAAATTTTTAGAATCTAATCCAAACCCCGATGATCCCAAAGTAAAAAAAATTTTAGCAGAAGCGAAAAAACTAAGGATAAGATTAAAACCAGATGTTGAAAAAGGAATTTTTAAATCTTCTGATTTTTTTAATTATGGAACAGATCCAATTAATAAAATAAATGATAGTATATCATTTTGGACACCTGATTTTAAACCAGAATACTATCCAGTTAAAAAAAGTAGTTTAGGAAAAATAAAACTTGGTACGTTTACAGCTGGTGGAGCTGTTGTAGTGCCAACTATAGGATATACTGAAAATGATTATACACAGATAAAAAAAGATTTAGTATCAACTGGTCAAATGCAGGGTGCTGCTATAGAAGACAAACCTACAAAGGAAATGGGTATACCTGCAGAAGCAATACCAGCAACTGCAGCAGCTGCATATAAGTTTGGTAAGCCACTTTTAAAAGCAGGAGCTAAGATTCTTGGTGCTCCATCTGTTGCTGCAGGTCTTTCTCTTAGTAATATTTTAGATTACGAAAAACCAAAAGATGCATCAGTTTTTGATAGGTTTAATCCAAGAAATTACAAAGTACAAGACGATCCTGATTTAAAAATGGCTGGTTTAGATTTACTTTTACCTGAATTAATAAAAAAAGGAGCACCAAGAGGTTCTGGTATTATGGCCATGATAGGTAGGGGCTTAGCTAATCCATTTGGTAGAGCGGCAAGAGTCTTTACACCTGTTGGAGCTACAATAACAGCTGCGGGCATAGGAAAAGATTATTACGATTTTGCAAAAGACGAAATAAAAAAAGTACGGGCTATGGAGGATGAAGAAAGAAAAGCTTATAATGAAGCCCTAATGGACGAAGGAGGTTTACTTGACTAAATACCCAAAAGTACACTTACTACCCCCTAAATCTGGACCTCAACCACAAGGCTTGAATTTAAAATATAACAATGTTAAAACAGTTCGATTGGAGAAAATAAATGGCAGAAATAGACAAAGCGCTACCAAACGTAGATGAGACTATAGAAGTAACTCAAGATGAAATGGTTCAAGAAATATCTGAACCAGAAAATGCAGATTTTCCATCAGAGGTATCTGAAGTAGTTGAAAACGAAGACGGATCAGTAGATATTAATTACGGTGATGAACAAAACTTACCACCTCCAACAGACCATAACGCAAACTTAGCAGACTATTTAGATGAAACAGAGTCTGGTAAATTAAGCGCTGAACTAATTGAAAACTATAAAGATTATAAAACATCAAGAAAAGATTGGGAACATACATACACAACTGGACTTGACTTATTAGGATTTAAATATGAAAAAAAATCAGAACCGTTTCAAGGTGCCTCGGGCGCGACTCACCCGGTTTTGGCTGAAGCTGTTACACAGTTTCAGGCTCTCGCTTATAAAGAGTTACTCCCGGCTACTGGACCAGTAAGAACACAAATCTTAGGTATCAATACTCCGGAAAAAGTTCAACAAGCGAACCGTGTAAAAGAATTTATGAATTTTCAAATCATGGATCAAATGAGGGAATATGAACCTGAGTTTGATTCTATGTTATTTCATCTTCCACTAGCTGGATCAACTTTTAAAAAAGTTTACTATGATGATTTATTAGGACGAGCTGTTTCTAAGTTTGTTCCTGCGGACGATTTAGTAGTTCCGTATTCTGCTACCTCATTAGAAGATGCGGAATCCATCGTTCACGTAATTAAAATTACAGAAAATGATTTGAGAAAGCAACAGGTTATGGGTTTCTACAAAGATGTAGAAATACCTCTACCTGGTCAAGGTAAAGAAAGCGAAATTGAAAAAAAAGAACATGAATTAGAAGGTGTAAAAAAAACAGGAAGAAACGAAGACTTACACACTCTTTTAGAATTTCATGTTGATTTAGATTTAGATGGTTTTGAAGACATTGGACAAGATGGTGAGCCAACAGG